AAGAACTGGATAGAAGGAGAGAATGAGATTGCAGTAGAGAAAGATATGTTTGTATCTGCAAAGACTTCTCTTGCAATGACTAGTGAAGTATTTAACGCAACGGGTATTAAACAAGTATCTATCTTTGGAATGAAAGGTTCAATAGGTGGTAAGAATGTAAACTTTACTGGAGATGTCTTTATGGGTAATGCGGGTGCAAAACCGTTTACCAGTGGTGCATCATTCTATGGGTCTTTTCATGGACAAGCAACTGAGTCTATCTTTGGATTATTTGCACATAATTCTCAGAATGCGGCTTTCGCTGAAGTGTCTGATTTAACACACTCACAATCATACGGTGAAGCACTAACGTCTGGTAGTACAACTGGAACTACTGGTGGAGCTCCAGATATTGCGATAGACCAAGAAACTAATAGACCATTAGGGCCACCACCAATACCAGATGTCGTTGCGGCTTATGGAACAGTCGGAGAATTTGCAATACGTGATATATCAATTGATAATGAAGACAAACTTAAAAATGCACTTGACTTTAGTGATGACTATCTAGGGTTCTTTGATAGACACCCAACAACTCAGGAGATTAGGTCAAAACTCAGGACAGAAAGTAAAAGAGATGAACTTCTGGGACAAATGGTTGCAGAAGGTAGAGTGAGTAAAACATCATTTAGAACAAAACCAAAACGTATTGGTAGAGTCAGTGGTATTGAACCAACATCTAGGTTTGGTTATACTGCGATAGGTAATGCAATGGAGAATAGGGGTAAAAGGTTTACTCCGAAAAAACGATGAGTATATTAGTAGTAGACCCAGTATATAATCCTAATTTAGTTGCAACAATTACGTCTGCAACAAAGTTAGGGCCTGGTATAACCATTGCAAAGTTTCTTGGTGCATATGGAGATAGAACATCTTTTAATCACATAGGTACTAAGAAAGAAAGAGAAGCAATCGCAAGACAACTATATCTACAAGCAGAAATGATGCGTATGATAAATGGTAATATAGATTTATTCAACAAAGTAAGATTGGTGGTAAGTGAAGGTATTTATCGTGCAGGCCCAGATGAAACTCTATCAGGTGATACTCTTGCAAAGAGTAAAGGTGAATTAGTATACTATCAGGTGATTGGTAATGACGGTATTGTTGATTTGGAAACAACATTTGATGTTGCAGAATACTGGAAAGACTATGCGGACTATGGTGAAATAAGATTAGACTACGACTCTTATAATCCAGATAATACTCTTACTGCACAGATTGGAGTGCAAATGCCTACTATCGGAGAGGACTTTAATGTAAACTTTACCAGAATGATTAAAACTTTCTTCAATGGTAAACTACAATCTGACGGTGAGTTTATTGAAGTATTAGAATACTTTGATAGAAACGATAGAAGAGTACAAAGAAACTTATCCAGTAAGATTACTTACGATACATCTGGTCAAAGTTCACATGGAAGAACCTTACAGAACCAACCACGAAACTTAGAAAAACAATTAGAAGCAGAAGAGACTATTAACAATCTTGCGGATACTCGTCCAGTAGGAAGTGGTCAAGAGTTAACTAAAGTCCCAGAAAACTTAGATGTAGTAAAAACAGCAGTTGAAAACGAACCAGAAGATAGAAAGAGAATACAAGAAAACAAAACTACAATTACTGTTAATGGTAGAGAAGTAGACCCGAATAGTGCAGAAGGTAAAGCACAACTTGAAAGAGGTCAAAGACTAAGTCTAAAACTTGATAAGTTAAAACGAGAAAAAGACGCAAAAAGAATTACACAAATAACACCTTCCGTTTACACTGGTGGTGGAAGTTCTGGAGACGATGAAGAAGATTTATAACGATAAAATAATCAAACGAGTATAAATAGATACATGGGAAACGCATACGCAAAAGAAGACCAAGGCGACTTGAATGTTTTTAACATTTCTACCAGTCGTTCGTCTAATTATAAAGACATTGACTTATTCTTCAAAGCGAAAGGAACAAGTGGTGATATATTTAAGAAAGAGAATGCAGCTGCAGTAAAACAATCAATCAAAACTTTACTTCTAACAAATAAATTAGAGAAACCTTTTAATAATGACTTTGGTGGAGATGTACAAGGTAGATTGTTTGGACTTGCAGTTGATAGTACTGCGGGGGAAATAAAAGACCAAATAATGTTTACTATATCTAAGTACGAACCCCGTGCAGAAGTATTAGATTTAATTGTCACAGTTGACCCAGATAGAAATTCACTACATGTAAGTGTAGAGTTTAAAGTAATTAATACTGGTCAAATTGTAGAGTTTTCTACAATAATCGAAAGGGTAAGGTAATATGGGAACAACAACAATTAAATCAACCGCACTAGATTTTCAAGCAATCAAGAATAATCTAAAAACATTTCTTGCACAAACAGACGAATTTAGTGATTATAACTTTGAAGCATCTGGTCTTTCTAATATACTAGATGTTCTTGCATATAACACACATTTCAATGGATTGATTGCTAACTTTGCATTAAACGAGTCTTATCTCGGAAGTGCTCAGTTAAGAAGTTCTATTGTCTCACTTGCGGAAGGTATTGGTTATGTACCAGACTCTAAAAACTCTTCTCAGGGAGTTATTAATATGTCAATCAGTCTTGCGGGTGTTTCTGGTAGACCGAACAAAGTCACAATTCCAAGTGGTTTTAAATTCAACTCAACTGTAGATGATATTGCATATGAATTTCAAACACAAGAAGAAATATCTGCAACCGATGACGGTGCGGGTGCATATAAATTTACTACAGTAGACGGTAGTGAAAGTATTAAAGTATTTGAAGGAACTGCAACAACTAAAACCTTTTTAATTACTGGACAGACTGAAAACTTTGCATATATTATTCCAGACGAAAATATGGATATTGATACTGCAGTTGTTAAGAACTTTGAGACTGCAAGTGGAACAACCTTTTCAACCTTTACTGATTTAAGAAACGCAACCAGTTTAACAGAACTATCAAGAATTTATATACTTAGAGAAAGTCCAAACGGAAACTTTGAATTAAGTTTTGGAAACAAGACTACTTTAGGTATATCACCAGTTGCGGGAAACAAAGTCACAGTTGACTATCTATCTGTAAAAGGTGGAGATGCTAATGGTGCAAAGGTATTCGCACCACAACAACAAGTACAAGTAAATGGTGTTGGATATACTGCATCTGTCACAACAGTATCTAATTCTTCGGGTGGTTCTGAGAAAGAAACTGTAGAGTCTATCCGAACTACTGCACCATTTCAGTATGCAACTCAAAACAGAGCTGTGACTGCAGATGACTATGCAACCTTAACAAAAAGAAACTTTAGTTCTTTAATCAAAGATATAAAGGCATTCGGTGGACAAGATGCACTTGAACCAGAATTTGGTGTAGTATTCTTATCATTACTATTCAACGATAGTATCGAAAATGATACCGTAAGTGGTGATGCAACGAAACAAGAAACCAAAGATGCAATCGTGGATTTACTTAAAGATTTATCCGTTGCGTCTTTTGATATCAAGTTTATTGACCCAATTAAGACTTTTATTGAAACTACTACATTCTTCCAGTTTAATCCTAACTTAACAAGTGAAAGTGAAGCATCTATTAGAGCAAATATAGAAAATGAAATTTCATCTTATTTTAGTGATAAGACTGGTAAGTTTGGTCAATCATTCAGAAGGTCTAATCTATTAGCATTAATTGATGAAGTAAGTCCCGCAGTTTTATCTTCTCGAATGAATTTAAAAGTACAACAAAGATTTACTCCAACACTTACTGCAGTAGAAAATCATAGTTTAAAATTTCCAATGGATATTGCAACCGCAGACGATGTAAATAGAATAGTGACTTCTTCTGCATTTAACTTTAACAATCAAAGTTGTAGTATCCGAAATCGTTTGGGTTCTACGATACTAGAATTATTTTCAAATTTAACGCAAGAAGTTATTGTTGATAATGTTGGTTCTTTTAGTGGAGATACAGTTAGTATAACTGGATTACAAGTAGATAGTATTGTGACTGGGGATACATTTGTTAAGATAAGTGTAGTACCCGCTAACCAATCTTTTGTGACACCATTGAGAGAAAATGTAATTGAGTTTGATGCAATCCAATCATCTGTCACTGCAGTTGAAGTAGACTCGAGTGTAATAAACTAATATGGGACATAAAGTAGACGATACTCTAAGAGATGATAACCGTAGAGAACTTGCGTTTCCTACGGGTCGTGATGTTGAAAAGGTTTTACCAGACCATTTCAAAACTGAGTATCCAAAACTTGTTTCGTTTTTAAAAGAATATTTTCACTTCGAGGACAGTGACGGTTCTCCAAGTAGATTAGTAAATGATTTATTTTATGCAAGAGATATCAATCAGGTAGACGAGTCTCTACTATCTTATATAGAAGATGAATTGTTATTAGGACAAGCATACTTTGAAGGATTTATTGATAAAAGAACAGCCGCAAAATTCTCACATAATTTATATAGTACCAAAGGTACTAAGTTTTCAATACAACAATTTTTTAGAATGTTCTACGGTATTGATGTAGAAGTAGACTATCCTAAAAAAGATGTTTTTACTGTAGGTTCATCTAACATAGGTGCGGAGTCAATTAAGTTTTTAACAAACGATGAATTGTATCAAACTTTTGCAATACGAATAATTAGTGAACTATCACAAAAAGACTGGGAAAGACCCTACAAGTTATTTGTTCACCCCGCTGGAATGTTTGTTGGTTCAGAAGTAAGATTAGAAAATACTGGACTTCTTGGTACATCTTCACCATTATCTATTGTAGACTCAGATGCGGGTTCAATTGATGTGGTAGGTTTCAATACTGCATTATTCAGTCAAGTTAACCAATTTGCACCAGAAGTCACTGGTCTTTTAGACAGTGGTGGTACAACTCTAAGAGTTAATGTATCAAACCTATTTGACTATGATGGTACTGAAGACGACGTATTTACTCCAGAAGCTGATTTACTATTCTATGGTAGATCTGTAACTGCAAGTATGAACGTTAGATTCTAAAGTAATCTTTATTCTTAAAAGGGGAAGGCAACTTCCCCTTTTTTTTATTCATAAATACTGTATACTTATACAGTATGAAAGAACTTATAAATTATTTTTTAAAGCAACCAATAGATAATGCATACATTGAACGAGTTGCTTTCCAATATTTCAATTCTGA